AAAGACGCTATCAAGAAGCCCGGGGCCTTACGTAAGACCATGGGCGTGAAGAAGGGTGAAAAGATCCCGGCTAAAGACCTTCGTAAAGCCGCAAAAAAGTCAGGAAAGACGGGGCAGAGAGCGCGTTTAGCCATGACCCTACGTAAGATGAATAAGAAGAAAAGCTGATGGCTCTTAAGAAGCCCCAGAAGTCGCTTAATAAATGGACCAAGGAAGAGTGGGGCACCAAATCTGGTAAGCCGAGCACTCAAGGGTCTAAAGCCACCGGGGAGCGTTACCTACCAAAGAAGGCCCGCGAGGCCCTTTCTAAGAAAGAGTACGCGGCTACTTCTCGTAAAAAACGCCAGGATACAAAAGCCGGGAAGCAATTTTCTAAGCAGCCAAAAAAGATTGCTAAGAAAACTTCTCGCTATAGATAGCTTGTGTTTATTTTAAACACTTACTAGTATTGGCATATTCGTCTGTCCGTACGATATCGGGCCGTGTCGCACACGTAAAAAACGTCCTCGCCCGCATTGGCGTAAAACATGCCGAGGTCGCGCCTCGTAAATACGCGCTAAGTCGTTGCCCCACGATACGGGGAACGGGTTAGCCGCTCCACAAGTCGGCTGAAAACGAAGGGTACGGCGGCTATCTTGCCGCATAACATCGACGATAATTAGGAGGCCTACCATGGCTCTTACTAACTTTGCGTCGCTGACTTCCGAACAGCTTACCGCGTGGAGTCGCGACTTCTGGCGTGTTGCTCGCAACATGTCTTTCGTGAACCAGTTCGCAGGAACCGGTTCTAACGCAATGATCCAACGGATCACCGAACTCACTCGTTCCGACAAAGGCACTCGCGCCGTTCTGACGCTGCTTGCCGACATGACCGGCGACGGTGTGACGGGTGACAACACCCTGGAAGGGAACGAAGAAGCACTGCGTTCCTACGACATCACGATTGAGCTCGACCAGCTCCGCTTTGCTAACCGCATTGCCGGTCGTCTGGCCGATCAGAAGTCCGTGGTGAACTTCCGTGAGACCAGCCGCGACGCTCTGGCCTATGCCATGGCTGATCGGATGGACCAGCTTGCGTTCTTGACGCTGGCCGGTGTTTCTTACACCCACAAGACCAACGGTGGCCTCCGTCCGACCTCTGGTACGGCCGGCCTTGAGCTGGTGGACCTTGAGTTCGCTTCCGATGTGTCCGCTCCGACCAGCGACCGTCACCTCCGTACCGACGGTGACCTGCTCGTCGCAGGCGACACGACGGCTCTTGAGGCGACTGACGTCATTAAGTACCGCCACATCGTGGACCTGAAGGCCTTCGCTAAGGACAACTACATCCGTGGTATCCGTGGCGCAGGTAACGAGGAAATCTTCCACATGTTCGTCACGCCGAAGCAGATGGCTGACCTCAAGCTGGATAGTGACTTCCTCGCCAACGTCCGTAACGCAGGCATCCGTGGGCCGAACAACCAGCTCTTCGCTGGCACCAGCTCGCTGATGGTTGACGGCGTGATGATCCACGAGTTCCGCCACGTGTTTAACACCTCTGGTGCGACGACTGGTACGTCCTCTGAAGCAGGCGATCCCGGCTACAAGTGGGGTGCAAACGCAAACGTGGAAGGGGCTCGCGCACTCTTCTGCGGTGCTCAAGCGCTCGGCATGGCCGACATCGGTCTGCCTGAGATCGTTGAAGACACCTTCGACTACGAGAACCAAGCCGGTATCTCCATCGGCAAGATCTTTGGTCTTCGTAAGCCGAAGTTCAACAGCGATGTCAGTGGGTCCGTGCAGGACTTCGGGGTTATCTGCCTCGACACCGCTCAGTAAGCTGAGAGACCGTTACCCCCTCTCCGGAGGGGGTAACATCTTTAAGGAGTAAAGATGAAGGTCGTTTGCGACAAAGACTTGCGAGTATCGACGCTTAGTGGAGCAGTGGTGCTCTTCAAAGCGGGCCAGCCCCGCGAAGTGTCTGATACGATTGGCAGCATCGCTATGACGATGGGTGCTAAGCAGATTACCGAACAGCAGCCGGAGCCTCCTAAGCAGATTGAGGTGGCCCTGGCAGAAGAGGTGGATACCTCAGAAGACGACGCTCTCATCCAAGTGATGGAGAAACTCGTTGAGAAAGGTGATCCGGAAGATTTTAAATTTGATGGGGCGCCGAAAGCAGCAGCAGTTAATCGCGTAGCCGGCCGTATAGTGCGGACCGAGGAGCGAGAGAAGAGCTGGGAGGCGTTCCTCAACTCGTAGGGGTAGACTATGGCAGTCTCAGTTCAGAGCGTGATTGACCGCGTTCAAACTACTCTCCAAGACACCACAGGTGTCCGGTGGCCGGTTGTAAACGAACTTGTGCTCTGGATTAACGACGCTCAGCGCGAGATCGCCCTTCTTAAGCCTGATGCTTCGGCTAAGAACACCACGATTACTCTTGCCACCGGCACGAAGCAGGATATCCCTAGCGACGGAAACCGACTGTTGCGAGTTGTTCGTAATATGTCTGCGGCTTCTGGGGGTACGGGAAAGCGATCCGTGCGCCTTGTGCAGCGCGAAGTGCTCGATGCCCAGACCCCCGACTGGCATGACCCGACCGTCACTGGCGATGCGGCTCATACTAGCATTGTTAAGCACTACGTCTACGACGAGCAGAACCCGCGTAACTTCTATGTCTACCCTGGCATTTCGGGCAGTGCTTACCTAGAGATTATCTACTCTGCTAACCCCTCTACGGTGGCGCAGGGGGATAACCTTGATATTCCCGACATCTACGCCAACGCAGTTATGAACTACGTGCTTTACATGGCGTACATGAAGGACGCGGATTACGCGGGCAACAATCAGCGTGCTGCTTCGCACTTCCAAATTTTCACGACGTCTGTGACGGGTAAAGGTCAGGTCGACGCGCTGACTACGCCGAATGTCCCTACTATGATGCCCCGGCAGATGGCGGCGGGGTAATCCCCTATGGCGACTAGCTACGAGTCACTGCTGCCAGACATCATCCCGATGGTACCGGGGTGCTCTGACACTCTGATCGAAAACAACATTCGTTCCGCTGTGATTGAGCTGTGTGAAAAAACAGCCGTTTACCAAGCGGAGCTGGACCCAGTGACGACGGTCGCCAACGTCTTTGAATACGACCTTGAGCCGCCGACGGGCACGGTCGTGCACAAGATTCTTTGGGTCACGCATAAGGGTCGAGAGATTGAGCCGGTTACGACTCAACTTCTTGAGCAGCGTAAGCCTCGGTGGCGGGATGCAGAAAACGCAGGTACCCCCGAGTACTATGTCAAGGTATCGCAATCGCTGTTCCATCTTGTACCTGTGCCGAACGAGACGGTGGCTAACAGCACCATTCTTCGTGCGCAGTTAAAACCGACGCATACGTCCCAGTCCGCTGATGACGAGCTGATGTCGGACTACCGAGACGCCATCATCTATGGGGCGCTGTACCGATTGCTCCGTCTGCCCAGCAAAGACTGGACTGACTACGCTGGAGCGCAGGTGTACGGGTCTTTGTTTAACGAAGCCCTTGTAGAAGCCGAGCGGCGAGGACGCCACGCCGACACGAACGTATCTAGGATGGTTAAGTATGGTGGGCTCTACACCGGTACCATGCGGCGAAGAAACCGCTATGGGCGAGAGTCTGGGTAGGCCAGTTCTCGCTGATATACGGGACGAGTGGGAGTGGGTAGGTCCTGGGGTCGAAGAAATTATAGCTAACGACCCGAACCTTACTTTCACCGCTTACGACGTATACGACGCCTGCGAAGCAAAGCAGGCGATACTTTGGGTAGCAGACGAAGGGTTTGTAGTAGCCACAGGCGAAACGGACCCGTACACGGGTAAGCGCACCTTGCTCCTGTGGTTAGCTTGGGCGAAGGAGAGGGGCCATAATCTGGTGGCGAAGTATCAAGACTTCTTCGTTATGGCAGCTAGGGAAGCAGGGTTTGCTAAGCTAGAAACGAGGTCGTCCGTGCCAGCGCTGCAGGACTATCTACCCAGCTTAGGCTGGGATGTAGAAACGGTTGTTTATACGAGGCGTTTGTAAATGGGTTCAAAGCCAAGCAAGTCTGATTATCAGCCCTCTGCCTCT